GGTCGTGTTGGGCGTAACGCTCATTGATACAACATTCCAAGTTGTATTAAACGCTTCGGACTGCAAAATTAAATTAGTCCGCACCTTCTCAATCAACCCTGCGGAGTTTACCCGTGTGGCGCTTGAGTTTCTTGCAAAGGTCAAATCGCCAGCACCGCTGTCAGGGATTTGCGAATATAGCTTAGCAGCTTTGTAGCGGTCGGGTATTAGTAATAACGATGGGTTCATATTCTTTTTAATAAAGTGATGAATGAAGATAAAGCGCAAGGGTTGCTGTCTGCTAATGCGCCATCATCCTCGGCACGAAGGTTATAGGCTGCGAATAAAACAGCCAAGTCACCAGCACCAAAGAGCGCAGTAAGAGGGTAGCCGTAGCCGAGCCTTACCATTAGATATTTGTATAACCGATTACGCTTCCAGCAGATACAGCAACAGCCGTGATGTTTTGACCTTTTGCTCCACGGATAACCATACCAGCAGCGATAGGCGCAGCGGTCAAGTTATACAAAGTAACTAAGTCAGTGCCACCTGATGTTAAGGTGGTGAAGGTAGCTGCTTCGTTTACCACTAAAAAGTCGTAGTTCTTACTGGTCACGGAAGATGAAATGTATTCCATCGTTCCTACTGAACCCATTATTTCTTGCAAGATAGTTGCCATGTCTTTTTTCTTTTAAATGTAGTTAGTCGGGAATAATGCAAATATCACGAGAAAAAGGCATCTCGAAATTGAAAGTCGCTCTCCAGCCTGCGACCTTGTCATCCCTTGCCTCTAAGAAACGATTTAGAGAAACGCTGGAATTTAGAGTATAATTGAACTCGGGATCGTCTTGGAAAAAAGAGATATAGTCGGTAGCTATTTCGAGCATATCCGATATTACTTCATCTTCGTTGTCCTTCCAATACTTTAACGGATCGGCATCTTTGTTTCTAATATCCTCAACCCTATCCATAAAGTAAACGCCCACGCTCATTGTACGGCTCGTATTAGAAGTGCTTGCGCTTTCCAAGTCAACGTACACCAAAGGGTAAGCAATGCGGTCTAAGGTAGGCTGTTTTAGGTTAGTAGTGTTATCCGTGCCAATAGACAACGGATCACCACAACCAAAGCTATTTACCTGCTCGTGTGCTTGGCTTAGTTTTAGTAACTGCGTCTTTAGCTGATTCCAACTTGGCATAGTAATTCTTTAGTTTTTCGATGTTCTTTTTATGAAACTTCATAGACAATCATTACAAAAAGGGTTGTCACCTTGGTATCTTTCCTGAAATGAACGAGGGATTCTATATGGATTTGACAAGTTCAAGCCAGTATTGTAATTGTCCCTGCGAGGTCTAATCGTGTCCACCTTAACGGAGGGGTTGTTAAATAAAGGATAATCCGTGCGGTACTCAATTAAGTATCTTGTGATTCTTTCGCTGTACCACTCCGCATCGTTCTTGGCTTTGTTAATCAACCTTTCGATTTCCTCCATTGACATCGCATCCGATTCCTCCGACCTTCTTCTTACCATTCCTTTGTTCATATACTTGAACGCAAGAACGTGTGGCAGTTCAAAGTAAATCCATTCCCTGATGGCTGGCTGGAGGTAGTCGTATAGCAAAGTTTGATTCAAAGCACTAATGCTACCGCTTACGATTTGAGTTGCGATTTCTTTGTATAAGTCCGAACCGATAATAGACTGAATACGCATCTCTTGCACCTTTACGATTGTCGGTCGTAGTTGGGTATAAGATACGTTCTCGTTGATTATTGAGTTGGCAATTAAGTCTTGCTCCGTTATGAATAGTGCCTTTGTCATACTAATTCTATTTTATTGCCCTTACGAACAACGATTTGTTGCTGCCAAATGTGTCTGCAAGATGGTCGGCTGATGTCCGTACCGGGAAGGGTGTACCAACCGCCTCTACGCTCCCAAACACTAAAGCCCATGATTGAACTCATTTGGTCAATGTCTTGGCGTGTGTAAAGTTTATTTAACTTTATAAGCGTTCTGCAAAAGTCACGAGTTGTGTCAATTACTTTCGCACCAGTAGCATCAGGGCGAAGGTCGTACCGGTAACGTATCTCAAACGCTTCCTCTGCATCGGTATCAGGTGTGTCGGCTATCCTTGCAACTCTATCCTGGATGGTAACACGACCTTTTGAAATTAAATACTCTATTCGCTCGCTTACTTTTTCTAAAGGCACATCTAATCTGCGAGATATTTGGTCTGCCTCGACCTTTTTAGTCCTTTTAATTTCAGCTAAAATCTTCTTGTCGAGTTCTTTATTTTCAGGCTCTACCTCCATAAATTCTGCAAACAAAGAGTTGTCGGCTTCAAAGCGTACCGGCTTAGAGCGCAAAACTTGGTAGTTGTCGGCACTTACACCAAACTCCATAGCAACGCTTTCAAATGCTTCCATTTCGTCTAACTCTCCCAATTCTCTTAGCTTATTTCGTGACCAGCCTAAAGCTGCTTTTCCGCCCCATAGGAGATACGAAATATAACCGCAGTCGCTTTGGCTGTCTGCGTTGTCATAATACGTTTCAGCACGGCTCAAATAGCTGTGCATCCTTTTAATTGTTTCTAACGATACGCCCTCTCCGTTGGCTAACTGCTGCGCCCTTACTTTACCAGTTTGGGTAGCGCATTTGTTATCATTCTTTTCGTTGAGTTCGATTCCCCTTTTGGCGTTGTTTTTTACACCCTCTCCGTAGTCGGCAAACGTTTCAAACTCTTGACTAAACTCCATAGGCTCGCCTAAAAACAAATCAACCTGCTCGGCTGGTAAACCGAAGCCTTGAAGCATTATAGTCGCTTGCTCCTTAGTCAAGTCACCTTTGGAGTACTTGCGTACCACTCGCAACATTTTGTCTTGCTGTGAGGCAGATAAACCAGCTAAAACGCTATTGCCCATTTCTTGTGGTGCTACTATTTCCGCAGGTGCGGGTGTTGTAAGGTCAGGCTCATAACCAGCCTTTTCTCTAAGTTCGTCACGGGTTAAAATTTGCAACAATGAAGCCTCGGTTAACTGCTCGCTAATCGGCTCGGTTGGCTGTAATTTCAAACCAGTCACTCCATTAAAAGAAGCAAGATAATTTACTGAACGCTCGATTCTTTGTACACGATCCTCAATATAAGTAGCTTTGAAGATTTCGTAAGACTCAACCATTTCGGCTCTGCCTCCAAGTTGCCCTTCGGTTTTTACACCAAATAACATCGGTGAGGTAACACGGTGAGCAACGAAAATCTCCTGCTGTACGGTTTTATTTAGAATATCGAACTGCTTATCTAAGTCACTTGGAGTTAAAGGAGTCAGTTCGGGTTTGGTTTCGGGGCTATCCGAAAAGTTCACTAAGAAACGACCAGCGTTATCCGTGCCTCCAAACTTCATCTTCATCTGCCGTTCGATGGCATCCGATTCTTCAGGGGTGGGTATTCCGTTTGGAAAGTTAATAAGGTAAGAACCCCAAAAGTTATTTTTGATATTATTAACGTGAAAATTAGCAATCTCCACATCAAGTTCGATATAAGCCGTACCGCCAAGATATTCGGGCAAAGGGTAAACCTTAACCCCTGCGCTGTATGCTCTATAATAAAATAGCTGCTTGCCGATTCTATTGTCTGGATCGAATGCTGGGATTTGGTTTACTTGGTTCAGCTGGGGGAATTGCCTAACCTCATATTCGTCATACCAATCGTAAACATAAAACATCTTCTCATCCTTGTCCGCACGAACTCTGTGAAAGTCCACGTGACAAATCTCTGCAATCCCCCCACCTCTACTCCAAGTAACCTCTAAAGCAAAGCCGTTGTAGATTTCCATATCTAACGTAAGCTTTTGGGTTAAGTCGTTCATTGAGTCGTAAGCATTCGGGAACGTAGGCGAATCCAAAAAGGCTTTGGCAGCAGGTGTTTCTTCTTCCGATGTCCATCCTTTACCAACGATGTAACCAACTTTACCATTCACGATGGCGTTGTGCTTTGCTGACCTTCGGTAAAGATTCAAGAGATAATTAGGGTAGTCGTTTTCAACTCCATAAGATACCCATTGCTGGCTTTTGTTTTCGATAAACAAAGGCACTTTATGCTGGTAGCCTTGCCACGAAAAGGCGAAAGGTTTTTTAGAACTCATTGATGATAACGTTTAAATTGTCTAAGGTAAGCGTGACAGCGTGGCTTGAGCATTTAACATACATCCGAATCGTATCACCTGAAGATAAAGGCACTACGCATTGCGAAGGAATAGTCACCTCGTTAGCCGAAGGAATAACCGATACAAACTCCGAGCAAGGCCACAACTCTGCATTTTTAAAGATAGCAACGTGAATCTTTCTGCTTGACTGCCCGATTACAGCAACAATTGCGCTCGTTCTAAAATACTTTAAATCACCAGTATAGGTAACAAGACCCGAAGCGTTAACGCTTAATCCATTTCTATTGAATCCAGTTGTAATGGTAGCGTTAAGCGGTGACCATACATCCTGCGTTAAAGTGGTAGTTCCTGAAGATGCAAAGTCAAAAAAGTTAAGCGCACTCGGCGAATCCTCGACTTGTATCGCACAATTTTGCATCCACGTGCCAACTCTCGTTGCGGTGTTTGCACCTTGTGCTGTTTCGTTTTTGATGACAAGCGCATCGGTAAGTAGTTGTCCCATTAGTTAAAGGTATAGTCAAAGGTGTTATCAAACGTGCCAGTCGATGGCTCTGCGTAAGTGATTGTATTTGTTGCGCTCACAAAGGCTTGCTCACCCATTTGGATATAAGCAAGACCAGTTTCTACTAAGGCTATATCTCCCTCGTATGCTGTGTAGGTATATTGACCTTTGGATAAATCACCAACTGAAATACTAAACTTGTCGTATCTACTTAAGCCTTGAGATTGATTAGACGAGCGTAAAATGCTAAAAGATGTAGTTTCGGCTGTTGCCATTGACCTCAACTCAAACTCAAAAACCGAAGGAATAAACAACGCCTCTGCGTATCTATCTATTCCGCAAGTCACCTCCGCTGGAAGCGCACCATCTTCGTTACATCTTAGCTGGTAGGCTGCCCACCCCTCAAAGGGGAATGTGGTCGTGCATCGGTCACTCCAAGTGACTACGATTTCATTCGACTGGTTAGATAGTAGGTAAAGCATCTTAAAGGTAAATGTATCACCGAAGCGAATGATACAAATCCATCCTTTTTGCGCCCCAATAATCTATATTAAATTCCGTTTCGATTGTTTCTTTTAAATTGGCTGCCAAGGTCAAACGCAAGTCCTTTTCGTGGATTAAAGTTTTCATATACTTGTGCCAATCTTTACTGCGTGCCTCCCGAACTAAAAAGCCGTTTAAGCCGTGGTCGATTATAGTGTTATAAGGGTAAACATCGGAAGCTATTATAGCTTTACCCATCGTGCCAGCTTCGACTAATTTTAACTCACTTTTGCATCTATTGAAGGTCGTATCTCGCAAAGGTGCTAAACAAACATCCACAAAGTTATAGCCACCGACATAAGAGTAGATATCCGCAGCTTCTATTCTGCCGTAGTTCTCTTGCTTGCCGTTACTGGTAAAAACCCTTTCATACGCTTCGTACATTGGGTTTTCGTTCCAGCCTCCTAAATACAGCCGATACAAGCCATTTAACGAACGATCGTCTGCAAGGATGCCCATACCCGATTCCATCAAGATAATGTCCTCGTAGTGCTGCGCACCACCAAACCAGCCAAACCTTACGAACTCACTCGGTTCGGGTTTAATCTTGTACTGCTCGTAACCTAAATAAGTGCAGTTTGGAATTACCGAAACGTTCGGGTTTAGAATAGATACCTTTTCTTTTAAATATGCATTCGTGCAGATAACGTGGTCAACTGCTCTAATGTGGTCACGAATCATATTAGATATGTTTCTTTCTCTATAAATAGAAAACATCGGGTGTCCTGATTCCAGCACCCAATAATCGTCAAGGTCTAAAATCAAAGTCACATTAAACTGGTTACACTTATCTCGAAGCCATTTAATTTGTTCGGGTGTTTCGCCCCACATCCTACTGACTAAAACGATGTCCATCTGCTCGAAGGATTCATCGGATATTCTAAAGGGGTCAGGTGCTGAATAAAACGTAAGACCTTTGTACGCTGCATCTAAGTGAGCGTGTGGGAGCTCAAGTCGGTAGAGTGCCGAACCCGTACTTTGGATGTTGTGGATTAATGCTATTTTCATTGTCGTTTAATAGTAAATGTATAAACACAAAAAAAGGCGCACCCCTTAGGATGCGCCCGTGCTTGATTAACGACAACGAAGCACTATACGTTAGTAAGCGCAGCGATGATGCTTGCTTGTACGCTAAACATCGGCTGTTCTTCCATTGCGGTAAAGGTAACGTCATAGCCGTTACGATCTCCGAAGGCAGTACCGCTTTGACCAGTTCCAGCAGATAACTCCAAACCATTACGGCTTCCGAGCATCCAGTAGTTACCATTTCTATCAGTTACAATCGCAATCAAATTGTTCTGACCTAAAAGGCGCAGTTCGTTACGAAGGGCAGCAGTCATCTTGTTTAAGATTATCTGAAGGTCTTGCTGATAGAAAATCGTGCCGTTCTCCATAGAAGGGGTAACGGTTTCAGTAAATTGTGAGGTTTGCTTGGTTAAATCGTACTTCCAAAACTTGGCGCTTCCACTTGTAGTAATGCCTGAAACGACATTAGCACTTGTGTAAGTGATACCAGTTACGTTAGCGAATTCAATAAAACGAACCTCTTTGATGCCACCGACTGAATCTCGGCAGCCTAATGAATAACCAGCGGTTAATGCACAACTCATATTTTTATATTTTAGAGGTTAGTAAAGGGGAGGTGTTACCCTCCCCATTGAATTAGGCTAAGATGAAGTTTACGATTTCAGTTGCATAGGCGAACTGAACACCAGCTTTGAACTCGGCAACGTAACGCACCTCGTCAGCTTCTTTTGCAAAGAAGATTTCAAAACGCTCGTCTTCGTTCAACAAATCCGTTCCAAAGAACATATTTGACAAACGCATAGCGAAGATGCGGTTTGTTCCGTTCAAGCCATTCAAAGCTACTACGGTTACGTTAGTACCTGGAAGAACTACTTCGCCTGCTGCATCAACGCTTGGGTTGTAATGGAACAAGTTCAAGTTAGTCAAGTTAGCAACCAACTTGCGGAAAGTATCCCAACCACAAACGATTTTCAAATCCTCTTTGTCAAGGATGGTAGTAGGAATTTGGTTGTAAACACCCTGCATTACTGCGAAAGCGTTAGTGTTGGTGATGCCTGATACAGCGCCAGTGTTACCTGATACGGTAGTACCTGAAGCAGCGTTGATTAATTTGATGAAACCATCAAACTTGTTTGTGTTTGCGTTAGTGTTACCTGAAGCGGTATCGCCCTGCCAAATTGCAGTTTCGATTTGCTCGGCTGTCTTACCAGCTTTCAACTCTGCGTACTGCTGCTCGAAAGGAATAGATGTGTAACGGCTGCCGATAGGAAGCT